GATAGCCATGACAGCGGCCATCACTACCCTTCGATCTACTATTGCAAGCGCACTAGCAAACGCGGGCGTGTGGCAAACCTTTTCATTTCCACCGCCAACGATCCTGGCTAACTCAGTAATCGTTGCGCCCGCCGATCCTTACATAGTGCCTGCTAACGGCCACTTTAATCAAGCGGCTATTCGCCCACAGGCTAACTTTAAAATCGTTATGACAATCCCGGCATTTGATAACCAGGGATCATTACAAGATATTGAAGAAACCATGATCGCCGTATTTAACAAGTTATCAAATAGCGCGATCGTATTTAGTGTTACCTCTTTCTCTGCTCCGTCAATTATGAGCCTAGCAAGTGGTGATTTATTAACCGCAGAGTTACAAATTACAGTACTAACGACATGGAGCTAAAAATGGCAGACAAATATCCAACCGATGCAGATATAGAGGTTTTAAAGAAACTCGGTCTGCCAATACCAGGGGCTACAACTACTAAGAAAGATGAGGAATAATCGATGGCAATTTATCTAGATAATAACGTTGGCCTGAAAATTGCCACCGTTGATTTAAGCGAGTACGTAACAAGCATTACGCTTACACAAACCTTTGACGAAGTCGAGACCACAAGCATGGGAGCATCGGCTCATCAATTTTCAAAGGGTTTGGAGTCCAGTACGCTACAAGTGGACTTCCTAAACGATTGGGCAGCTGCAAAAGTACAGGCAACACTGCAAGCCGCTTACGGCACATCTGTAACAGCAATCGTTATCCCTGTTAAGGGAACAGCGGTTAGTGCCGCCAACCCTACCTACACGATGTCAATTTTAATAAATAATTTGACACCAGTAGGTACATCTGGGCCTGAGGACTTCGCACGCTCATCAATGACATTTACCTGCACATCAGCCGTTGCTTATTCAGCATCGACACCGTTCTAACTAATTAAGGGGCAAACAATGGCACGACTAAAGATCGTAAGGGCTACAGGGGAAACTATTGTAAGTATCACCCCGGTGGTTGAGGTCGCGTTTGAAAAATACTGTGGTCAGGGCCTGTACAAGCAGCTGCGCGAGCATGAGAAAAATAGCGATTTATATTTCTTGGCTCATAACGCGCTAATGCGTACTGAAGTTATCCCGCCATTTGGGGATGATTTTTTAAACTCGCTTATCTCGGTTGAGGTAATCGAGGATGAAAGCCCAAAAGGATAGATCGGGGTTCATTTACCTACTTAGTGGCATCTCTAGCCATCGAGTTAAAGATTAGCCCCGATCAAGTCCTGGCTATGGATGAGGTCATGTTTAAAGCAGTACTGCAGGTATTAGGAGATCGAGCAAAGGAGCGTGAGCGTGCCAGTAAACATAACAGGCGTGCAAGGCACACTTAAAGCCATGCGCAAAGTCGATCCTGATCTTGCCAAGCAAATGAACAAACAGATTAAAAGCGCGATGCTGCCGATTAGAGATAAGGCTAGAGGCTACGCGCCCACTAATTCTCAGATGCTTAGCAACTGGACTAAGGCAGATGCTTTTGGCCCACAATCTAGAAAATACCGGGCTTTTCCTAAGTACGATCAAAGCGAAGTGCAAGCAGGCATCGTTTACAGACAGGGTGCAAATAACAGCGGTGAAATAGCGGGCGCAAAGTTTAAGCGCCGTTTTCAACTAGCATATTTTGTAGCTAACAATTCTGCAGGTGGATCAATCTACGAAACATCTGGCCGTAAGTCTGGGCCTAGTGGCAATCGAAATACCAAAAGTTTAAATCCAAGAGCAGGCGAACAGTTTATGGAGCGCATCAATCCTTATCCTCTAGTCGGTTCTAGCCAACCAATGCAAGGCCGCATGATCTATCGAGCATGGGCTGAGGATCAAGGTAGAGCAGCGCAGGCGGTTAACCTTGCAATTAATACAACAGTGGCTATTTTTAACGCTACTAATACAAATACGACTTTTGGATTGGCGGCCTAATGCCAAATCTAGTTGTCTCGGCCGTTGCCAAATGGAACGGTACTGCTCTTAAAAAAGGTCAAAAGGATCTGACCCAATTCCAAAAAACCACAAACCTTTTGGCTAAATCTTTTGCCGCCGCTTTTGCAGTTAAAAAGATTGCTCAGTTTGGTAAGGCCGCAGTGCAGGCGTTTGCAGCCGATGAAAAGGCAGCCAAGTCTTTAGAGGTAGCGCTGCGAAACACAGGCAACGGTTTTGCGACTATTGCAACCGAAGGTTTTATTAGCCGTTTACAACAAACTTACAAAATTCTCGATGATGAACTCCGTCCGGCATTTCAAACTTTATTGCAGGCAACTGGCTCGCTAACTGAAAGCCAAAAGGGATTAGAGCTTGCTCTTAACGTCTCAAAAGGTACATCAAAATCAGTACAAGAAGTGTCGATGGCGTTAGCTAAAGCATACAGTGGGCAAACCACAGCTTTGAGTCGGCTCGGCGCAGGTTTGGATAAGGCAGTATTAGCAAGCGGCGACATGGAAGCAATCATGGCCGCACTTACTGCTCGCTTTAAAGGCCAGGCTCTAGCGGCAACAAAGACTTATGCAGGCCAGATGGATGCACTAGCGGTTTCATCAGCCAATGTTAAAGAGATTATTGGCAAAGGCATCCTTGACAGTATCGCACTATTAGGTGACTCAGATGGTATAGGTAAAGCAACAGCCGAGATGGAAAAGTTTGCTCAAAGCTCATCCGATGCTCTGTTAGGCGTAGCCAGTTTGCTAGATAAGTTTAAATCCACCAAAACAGGTGGCTTCCTTACAGATGCTTTTAGTGCATTTATGAACAGCGGTTACTTGGCTAGTTTGGGTAAAGAACAAAGATTGAAAAATCAACCTTACTCGCCTACTTCAATGTACTTTACAACCGAGCAGGCTGAGCGTGCCAAGTTAATTGCAACGATCAAGAAGCAAAATTTAACCGAGAAAGAAAAGCAGAAACTTACAGCTGCCGAGTTAGCTGCTAAAAAGAAGCAGGCTGAGTTAGAGGATCTTAAAAAGAAGTTTGATGTAGGTCGGATTAACCTAGAGACAGCCCTGGCTAACTCTAAAGATGAGGCTGAGAAGGCACGCATCCGCAGCTTGCTTACAATCATGGATGAGGATGCCAACAGCGCTGCTAAGCGCATGGCAGAGTTGGACACAGCTAATGCCGCCAAAATGAAGGCCGAACTAACTGCGGCTGAATCACTTAGATACCTAGCAGAGCAAGCTGCGCGAGCAGGAGCAGGCTTGGCATTGATCGGCAATCCAGGCGGCAACTACAACTACACACCTGCAGCTCCTTCATTTGTCTATGGCGCAGGTAGTGTGCCTGATCTACCTGGTCTAAGCAATATGCCAGAGGCAGGCAACCCGCAGGGCATTTACGACTACAGCCCATCTAACCCATCATTTACTTACAGCTCACCGCAGGTTAATAACATCACGATCAACACCCCAGTTGGTACAGAGGATTACTTAACTGAGGCCATGCAGCGTGCGCTACAGAAACTTAACCGATACGGCGATAGCACTACATTTGCTGGGGCGTTGTAATGACAGTGCCTACGCTAAACGCGTTCATTAACTTTTCGACCGGGCCTTCCTTTGCACAATCCATGATTTTGGATCAAGGTATTTTAGATACAAATGTTTTGGCCGATAGCGCCGCGGTAATTGTTGATGTATCAGATCGCATCGATGCTTTAACTACCCGCCGTGGTCGCAACGCTGAGGCTGACCAATTCCAAACAGGCACATGCTCACTGCGGATTGTCGATCAAAATGGAGATTTTAATCCTCAAAATTTATCAGGGCCATACGCAGGACTACTTGATCCGATGCGTAAGTTGCAGATTACTGCCACGCACAACGGCGTTACCTATCCTATTTTCAGCGGTTTCATTACTGGTTACCAAACACTGACCCCGCAAGAGTCAAATGACAATGTTTCCTACTGCGTTATTTCAGCTGTAGATGCTTTTAGGCTTGCACAAAATGCCCAGATTTCTACGGTGTCAGGTACAAGTGCAGGGCAATTATCAGGCGCTCGGATCAATAACTTACTCGATGCAATCTCTTGGCCATCATCGATGCGCGATATTGATGCCGGGCAGACAACGGTTCAGGCAGATCCAGGTACACCGCGAACAGCGCTAGCCGCGTGCCAGACCATATCGACCAGTGAGTACGGCAGCTTCTATGTAGATGCCACTGGCTCATTTGTCTTTCAGGATCGAGCGCTAACATCATCGAGCGTTGCAGCCACCCCTACAGTTTTTACCGATGATGGCTCGGCTGGCCTGCTTTACTTTGATGCCGCTTGGGTCTTAAACGATGTACTTATTTACAACCAAGCAAACATTACTAGATCAGGCGGCACTACTCAGACCGCTATAAACCAAGCCAGTATCGATAAGTACTTCTTGCACAGCTATACCCAAACCGATTTGCTTATGCAGACCGATGCGGTGGCGCTTGATTACGCCCAAGCCTATGTCGCTAGCCGCGCTGAGACTTCGGTGCGATGCGATGCCATCGTGCTAGACCTTTACACAGAAAATTACGATGCCGGTATTGCAGCTGCTCTTGGCCTTGATTACTTTGATCCGATCACGGTAATTACTACACAGCCAGGTGCAACAACTCTAGAAAAAACCTTGCAAATTTTTGGAGTGGCTATGACGATTAACCCTAATAAATGGCGCGTAACATTTACGACATTAGAGCCAATCATCGACTCGTTCATATTGGACTCTGCGCAGTACGGCATTTTAGACAGTAACACTTTAAGCTACTAAGGAGATAGAAATGGCAAAACAGACCTTTACAACTGGGCAGGTTTTAACCGCTGCCCAAATGACTAGCCTGCAACAGACGGCTATGGGTGGTGGATCAGCCACGGCCAAGACTGCTAGTTATGTGCTTACAGCTGCCGATGCTGGTACTACCGTCATCATGAACTCAGGATCGGCTACAACGATAACCGTAAACACAGCGCTATTTGCGGCAGGCGATACTGTATTTATCGTTAATCAAGGCGCAGGTGTTTGCACAATAACCGCAGGTACGGCCACAGTAACTACCGCTGCATCCCTTGCTATGGGTCAAAATGAGACAGGCCAATTATATTTTCTAAGCACAAGCGCAGCCATATTTACCGAATACATGCAGGCAGCTGGCGGCGGCGGCGGTAAAGTCTTACAGGTTGTTAATGCTACTTATGGAACATCAGTAAGTTCAACTTCAACCAGTTTTGCCGATACAGGTCTGACGGCAACTATCACACCAACATCTGCAACAAGCAAAGTTATGATTTTTGTAACTCATTCAGGCTGTGGTGTTTCAACTGGCGGAGTTACTGGCAAAACTCGACTTAACCGAGGAGCAACGGCTTTGCTTAGCATAGATGGTTTTACTGCTTATAGCGCCTCAGGTGGCGAAACTTATATTGGATCGCTTGCTGCCAATTATCTTGACTCACCAGCCACAACAAGCGCCACAACATACAAAACACAGTTGGCTTCAAGTGGTTCAACTTTTAATATAAATACTGGCGGTGGTGGTTTTACAAGCAATTCAACAATTACACTTATGGAAATCGGAGCATAACTATGGCAACAGGTGCAGAAGTTTTAAATATGCTGATCCCGACTGGTGGTTGGGTCATTTATGGTGATGATTTTGCAAGTATTATTTATGACGAAGGCGTTGCAGAAGTGACTAAAAAGCAATTTGACGATGGTTTTGCTGCTTATGATGCATGGAAAACACAGCAAGATGCACAAAAAGCAGCAACTAAAGCAGCCCTG